TCTTCACTCCCTCTTGGCACTCGGTTACGAGCACCTGCAATTTGGATTCGTAACTGAGGAAGTTTGTGAGGTAGTTCGGGATTTCGCCCTTACTCGACTGTCTATCGGCATGAAGCCGGAAGACCTAGGAGTTCTCACTAAGGCGATTCGTCTTGTTGATCGTTACTTTGAGACGATCCAACCTACGTGGGATGAAGGTTGTACTGTTGTTGGAGTCGAGAGACACTTTAAGCAGCAACTCTATTCCCCCAAGGGACGAACCTTCTTCCTTCAAGGGTACATTGACTTGGTACTCAGAGATATCGACGGGAACTTGTGGATCATTGACCATAAGTCCTCCGCCAGTAAGTTCTGGTCACCACTCCAACTCCAATTGGATGGGCAGTTGTCAACCTACTCCGCTGTATTGGCTGATGTATTCGGAGTGGGTGTCAACTTCTTCAACACTTACGATTACAAGGACTTCCACGCCCAACCGTTTAGCAAGTTGTATAAGCGGATGAACTCGTATCGTACAGCGAAGGAGAAGGAGAATATCCTAGAGAACTTCGGAGTTGTAGTCGATGATATGCTGGACCGTAGTGAGACAAAGAATTTCCCGTATAGTCTTACTCACAACTGCGCTCGGTGTCCCTACTCCGAGCTTTGCCTGATGGAGTTGAAGGGATTTGGAACCGCTGACATTAGACTTCTCACAGACGATTCGTTCACGAAGAAACAGGATCGGTTGGAACCAGGTGTTGATGCGACCGCTGAGGAGGATTACTCTTGAATTTGAAGATGGGACGAAGGAAGAGATTGAGATACCTGAGGGTACCGGATTCTATCGAGAACGATACACTTACGAGAGTGACGGAGACTCCCGTAGATTAGTCACAAGACTAGATATCTACGAAGTCTTCTGGGCAACAAGAACACCATATCAACAGAAGGGCTAACATGCCGGTACTAGACGAAATGTCCACAGCGAAATCCCGACCACGAACATTTACGATTTGCCTGTATGGTGAACCGGGAATCGGGAAGACTGTTCTTTCCTGTGGTGCTCCTGGCCCACTCGAAATTGAGTGTGAGAAGGGAGCAAGTCTTTCGTTGCAGAATCATCCAGAACTTTCCGAGGTTCCGGTGATTCAGGTTTTGAATAACAGCAAGAAGCTTATGGCAATTCATGGTGAGTTGCGTAAGGGTGCTCATCCAGAAATCAAAACAATCATCATTGACACGCTGTCTGAGTTCCAATCTCGCCATCTAGGTGAGGTTTGGCATGAGGAACAAGCAAAGGGAAAGCGTCCAGAAGGACACCCATACCAGCAAGATTACAAGGTGAATACGGAGTATCTCCGTGAGGTAATCTTAGCCTTCACAGACCTAGAACGCAACGTGATCTTCGTTGCTCATGAAACCGAGGACAAAAACGAACTAACAGGTTACACTACGACAAGACCGATGTTTACGCCAAAATTGGCGAGCACAATGTATGCTACGTGTGACGTGATGCTCTATATGTCCGCTGACATTAACATCAAGGGTGAAATGAAGCGGGTCATGAGAGCAGCGCCAACTCGTAGCATCAAAGCTAAGGATAGGCTTGGCCTTCCTAGCACATTCCCAGCAGAAGACCTCTGGGAATTCATCAAGTAGAAAGAAGGAGCAAATGCTCGAACTTAATTTCGGTGACGTCGAACCTCAGGAACTTCTTCCAGAAGGTTTGTACGCCGTGACGGTAGATGATGTTGCGATCGAGGATTCCAAGGCGACCGCAGGAAATAAGAACCTTATTCTTTCCCTTCGAGTCATCGGCCCGGACTCGATTGATGAGGGATTGATTGGGAAGAAGATCAGAGAGGTTGTTTCTCTGGCAGCTTCTGCTCGTTGGAAGTTGCAGATCGTGTTGGAGAATCTCACTGGTACGGAATGGCGTGCCGACGATATGAAGTTGGACCCGAGAGATTTGCTCGGGTTGACGGCTCGTGTCGTTATCTTCCATAATCCAGGGCAGAAGGGCGGAGTATTCGCCAACGTAAAATCCTGGCATCCGAATATCTGATTGAGAAGGGAGGGCTTCGGCCCTCCCTTTTCTATTCCTTGGGGGCACTTTGAATGAAGTAGAACAATTTGTTGATACCCTATTCACCGGGTTAGATGGATTTGTTTACGGAGCGCAGAAGCATCCTATGAAGAAGGACTGGCTTCAACGATTCTTTGTTTGGCCCGACGAGCGTGACAACATCATTGAGTGGGTAATCCAGTATCACAAGATCCTAGATATCTACCTGGCTCCCTCCGTATTCAAATCGAAGCACGCGACTAAAGACGCCTGGAAAGATACCAACTTTGTCTGGACGGAAATTGATCGCCCCGGCTTTGCCCCAAACTGGCAGAGTCTTCCACCCCCATCTATACTGGTACAAAGTTCCACATTCGGAAATTTCCATGCCTACTGGCGAGTTCCGAGAGGTATGGATCGCGAAACAGTTGAAGGTTACAATAGACGGCTCTGTCATCTTCTGGATGGCGCAGATTCGACTGGGTGGGATTGTACGCAGGTCTTACGCCCACCGAATACGATCAACCATAAACCCAACAAACTAGCACCAGTACGCCTGCTGTATTTGGCTGACAATGGTATTCTGAGTCTCGATCCTAGCGAGATAGCATTAGTCCCCGAACCTGTAATGATTCCTGATACCATGCCAAATCCAGCGGACGTATTTCAGAAGTACTTCACGGACTCCACCTCTGTAGAATTTCTCGCACAAGGAATGGAGATAGGTAGACGATCAACGGCTCTAATGAGACTGGCCTATACTCTCGCCGCTTTGCAAGCTTCTCCTGAAGAAATCTTCTCTGTTGTCCTAGCTACTGATAACTCGCAGATCCATAAATTCAGTGGGCGTTCGGATCAGATGAAAAGAATCCAGGAGATAGTAACCATTGCGATTACGAAACTCCCGCCCAAACCCATAGACATTGACTGGCAGGAAACCAAAGAGGTTCCTGTAATCTCAATGTTCTTGACACCAGACGAAATCCTACATCACACTCCCGACATTCATTTCTTGTGGGAGGATTTCCTTATCGAGTGTGGGTTGACCATGCTAGTAGGTCCCCCCGGTGTAGGAAAAACACAGTGGAGTTATTTCGTTCTGAGTCATATGGTACTCGGGTTTCCTATCTTGGATAAGCCATTTCATTTCGACGGTAACATAGGTTACCTCTCACTAGAAATGGCTGCTCCCGGAATGAAGTACATCATACAGGGGCAGCGTGGGTTCTGGACGCCGAATCAGTGGAAGGTAATAAACGAACGGCTACGGACCTGGCCTGTAGGTGAGATTGTAGATTTCACTCAGTCGGAGAACAGGAAGAAAGTAGAGGAAGCGATTGAAGTTTATGGTTTTAGAGGCCTCGCCATTGACACGCTCTCGACTACTACGTTTAATACTCTCTCAGATGAACAAGTCGCCAAGCAGTTATTCGCATGGTTTGATTATCTACGTAAGAAGTACGACCTGTTCATATGGCTCAACCACCATAACCGTAAAGCCCAGCAATCGGGATTTAACCCCATTGGAATCGACGATATTCACGGCGCTCGATATATCCAGGGACAGATTGATACGATCTTCACGATGCAGGAAACGGACAAGAAGAAACTAGAACTGTCGATTCTTAAGGCCCGGTACTCAGCGATGAAAGATCAGGTCTTTGAGCTACCCAGGGGGGAGAATCTCTCGTTCGGACACCAACTGAAAGCGATTGGTCCGAGTTCCAAATCACCTATCATTGACGACAAGTTTGGGATAGGTCCATCGTGATCGTAGACACCGCAGATAAGATCCATCAGATGCTTACCGCTGTAGATGCGTCTAGTGTCATAGCAATTGACACTGAGACGAACTTCGTCGATCAACACCACGATAGATTCCTAGTTGGAATATCTATCTGCACAGAAGATGAGCAGACATTCTATATCCCGTTCGGACATAAGCCTATCGAACAGATGGCTCTGTTTGAATCAAGCGGTCCACTAAATCATCCGCAAATAGCGAAGGGATTGTTCTCGCATCTCGCGTTCCTCGACCCATTCCCCGCTGTAGTGTTTCACAACGCGAAGTTCGACCTCACTGTTCTCGAACAGGCAGGATTACGATTCCCGAGTAATATCCAGATATATGACACGATGCTCATGCATCATCTCATAGATGAAAATCCCCCGCACGCATTGAAGCAACTCGCTCAGAAGTATCTTGGGTATCAGGAGGCACCCGAGTTCCAAAAGCGAATCAAAGCAATGGCGAAGGATTATGGATGGGAATGCGTCCATCCAATTGCGATGGGCCAGTATGCGGAACAAGATGCGCTACTGACGATGCAACTCTTCAAGAAGATTCTACCTGAGGTAGAGGCTCAGGAACTTGATGGCTGTATGAAAACAGACATTGAGTTCATGGAGTTCTTACGACAAGTTGAAGTAACTGGAGTTCGTCTGGATCGAGAATTAACACTCCAGCGTTCGCTAGAGTCAGCAGATCGGATGGGGAAAATCCGTGCTGAACTAGGCTTCGAGCCGTCGAAGGATCGTCAGTTGATTGATAAGTTGTATTCAGAACCGCCTTTAGGTCTTGGATTAGTTCCTTCATCCCATACTCCTACGGGTAGAATCCAGGTTAACGAGGCCGTGCTGACAGGCATAAATCACCCGCTCGCTGGCCTCGTATTGGAGTATAGGGGATTACAGAAGGCTAAGTCAACATGGTATGACGGGTTCCTCGAAAAGGCCGATCTAGCTGGCCGTTTGCATCCCAACTTCAAGCAACACGGCACGCTGACAGGTCGGCTGTCCTGTGAGAATCCAAATCTACAACAAATCCCAAGGGAGTATGATCGTGTCAAGGCATTATTTCTTGCTGATCCTGGATATGAATTATGGGAGTTTGACTTTTCGCAGATTGAGTTGCGGCTCGCTGCCGTATACGGAAACGAAACTGCACTTCTCGCAGCCTTTAGAGAAGGACGAGATGTTCATCAAGCAGTTGCAGATGCTCTTGGAATCTCAAGGTATGCCGCCAAAACTCTCAACTTCGCTATTCTCTATGGTGCAGGAGCAGGCAAACTTGCCACTATGCTCGGAATCACCCACGCCGCTGCCCAAAACTACCTGGCTAGTTACCACACCACCTATCCAGAGTTGGCGAGAATATCAGAACACGCTGCCATTGTTGCTGAAAGGAACGGTTGGGTAAAATACTGGACTGGCCGTAGACGCCATTTCAAGTGGCCATCAGAAACTCACAAGGCGTTCAACAGTATCATCCAAGGCGGTGCATTTGAAATCGTGAAGAAGTCTGGACTAATACTACACTACGAGAAGTGTAGAGTAGTTAATCAAGTCCATGACTCGTACTGGATCAATCTTCCTATGCCAGTTACACCCTACAAGATTCGCTACATCTGCGAACTTATGTCTGGCTGGACAGAGGAAGCATTCCAAATGCAATTCACCGTAGACGCGAAAAGGCTGAACTAATGGAGATAATGGGAATTGATCCTGGCGATCACATGGGTTACACGTTCGCTACATTTAACGAGGATAAAACCCTGACCGTTCAATCCACAGGAATCGTAGAGACTTACGCACTAGGAATGACATTCATCCAAAACGTAATTATGGGCGCTGATCTGGACGTGATGGTAGTCGAGGATTATATCATCAACCCGAAAGTCTACGGTCACGATCATCAGGGGGATCGAGGTTCCACTCTAAGACAAATCGGCGCTCTGGAATTGGTGTGCGGGTTGGGCTTAATTGAAATGGTAAAACAGATGCCGACGGTGAAGCCACCTGGTTATGGGTTCCTTGGTAAGAAGTATTCGAGAGGTAAGACTGGCCAACATGCATGGGACTCGATGGCACATCTTGCGTATTACTTGGTAACAAAGAAAGGGATGCAACCACTCGCATGAGGATAACGATTCCTGGGCGTTCTTCCTCTGTGGTTCCACCCCATATGCCGTACTCGTTGTACTTGACGGCGTAATCTAGACATTGTTTCCGTACGGGACAGTTCCTACAAACCTTCTTCACTTCCTCTACTTCTCGTAGAAGTCTAGAGGGAATGAAAAACATTTCAGGAGGTAAGTCTCTGCACGCTGCGTCTAGTTTCCAGGCAATAGGTTTTAACGAGAGTTCTAGTTTCAATGCGGGTCACTTCCGGTAACGGGAGTCTCTCGATTCCGACTTAACTATACCACGATAGTTTCCCTACTGTCAATAGGAACGGTGCTTGTGCTTCCATTCACATTCGCCCATGAGGTGCTCTCTGAGCCTGCCTCAAATCCCGCCGCAGAGGCCCCCCTGATGCCCGCTGAGCAGGGCATGGAGGACGAAGGTAACTCAGGGCCGGAGCCTATGTTACCGATGGGTACGGGCTTCCGTCAAATAAATCTTGAGCCACTTGAATACGTAGATCGCAAGATCAACAATGACGGCTATGCCACTATTCGGCGTCCAGATAATAATCGCTGGCAACTCGAACATCACTATGTTATGGAGTTAATGCTTGGAAGAAAGATGGATACCAAATTTGAATCTGTCCATCACAAGAATGGGATTAGAGATGACAATAACCCCGATAACCTAGAGTTATGGGTCACTGGTATTCGATATGGCCAACGAGCGAAAGATGTAAAATGCCCTCATTGCGGAAAGCGCTGGTCTGATATTTAGGGCATCAAAGCATTTGCTACCAAATACATTCTCTTGTCTGCAATAGAGGTAGCTCCTGGTGCGCCTCTAGTAGTTAACCAGACCATTTCTCGATCTGCAAGAGAGGTTCCAGCAAGACCAGTACCATTCATGATATCTGCAATAGAGATTGGATTAATGTTATTGGCAG